GCGGGGCTGAATTCGATAGTCCCCGCTCCGGCCACCTGCACCATGTCCTTCGTGCACACGAACTGCTTCAAGTGCCGATAGGCATCCCCACTCATAGGGTTAACATCGTAGGCACCGGCCATGGTGAAGATGTCTCCCGTCAGCATCGTCAGGGCAGCGGCGGCAACGTCCGTAATGGTGATCGAATTTGCCGTCGGCTGGGTCGCCACGACAGGCGTGGTCCAGTCAATCGTGCCGGGCGTATGGGTTTTGATGTTGGCATCCTGCCAGATCGTCATGTCGATAACCTTCCCGGTGGCCCCACGAAGGATCGCGTCCTCGGTGATCTTGGTCGAGAAGATATTGGCATCGAACGAGTCGATCAGGGCGGAATGACTCCGGGGGTTCATCACGCAGTGGCGGTCCTTCCTGGGCCAAAGCTGTTCGTTGGCCTTCTGAACACCGGCAGCGTAGGTGGCGAACAGCGCCGGGGCGGTCCCGGGATTCCCAACGGCCATCTGAAACTGGGTGTTCAGGGCGCACAGGTCGGAGTCAACGATATTGGCCAAGGCCGCAGTGGCGGGCTGGATATACCGTTTGTTATACTCGGAAACGGTCAAGGTAAGGTCCTGCATCGAGAAGGTCCAGGACACGTGCTTCCGTTTGTTGATCGTGATGTCGGTCGTGCTTTCAGACACGTTCTGGTTTACCCGGGTGTTCCCGTCGGAGGCAACAAACTTGACGGGCTTCCGGATGGAAACCTTGGAACCGATCTTCACGAATTCTTTCTTGAAGTCCCGGTGGACAAGCCCGCCCATACACATCTCATTCTCGAAAGAAATGAGCGCCTCTTTGGCGATAACGCTGGGGGTGATTAAAGTGTTTCCCATGGTGATTATTCCTTATCTTTAGTCAGCGTGTTTCTTTCTCCAGGAAAGATATTCATGCATAGACATCTTGCCGGGATCGTTTTCTTCGGTCTTTTTTTCGAGGGTTGTCCCCGCCGTTCCCCGCTGTAGTGGCGCGGGGGCATCCTTCTTGACCTTCTTCTCCGCCGTTACCGGAGCATTGACTCTGTCGTAGAGGGCATTGATAACCTTCGTCAGTTTAAGCGCCATCGGACCGACTATCGTGGGGTCCGTTAGGGCCTGAACCTCTGCCACGCTCAACCCGGCGCTGACCACGAAATCGGTCAGCTTTGAAGCCTTCGTTTCAAAGTCCGGGATTGCCTTAAGAATCTCGGCCTGAGTCGATGCGACGATGTTCTCAACCTGCTTGCCGTGCTCGATGGCCCCTTGACGCTTCACAGAAAAGTCGTCCTTTAGGGCCTGAAGCCGTGCGATTGTGACCCGGGAGGTTTGGAAATTTGCGTCCGTCGGGTCTACCCCCTCCAACTTCTCAATCTCCGCGTTGATTTCAGAAACGACTCCCGAGGGATCGTGAACGTAACGATCAAACAACTGCTCCCGGGGACCCTGCGGCTTCTGGGCCTCTACGGATTTCCGCATGGCCGCCACTTCCTGAAACTTTTTGTCAAATCCGCGCTGGAAAGATTTCATCAGAACCTTTCCCTCGCTGGAAAGACGGGAGGTGTCAACGTCACCCCCGGACTGAAGAATCGTCTCCAGTTCTTCCGGCGTATAAACCACTTTTGCGGAGGCTACCTTGGTCCCCTCGCCTACGGGGATCTCGGTCTTGTCCTTTTTCTGGGGAGCAGTCGTTTCCGAATCATCGGTCGAATCTTCCTCAAGAGCTGGGACATCTTCCGTCACTGACTCGTCACTTCGGTTGCCCTCCACTACCGGAGAGTCCTTCGTTACGGTGGTGACTTCCGCTACAGTCTCTTCTGGCATAAAATGTTTTCTCCCTTGGGTTGCGCCGTCCTGTTAAGGATGCGGCTTTTTAGTTTTGCGTCGGATTAGGGTTGCGGCAACTTAGACCGCTTGGCTTCCATGGCTTCTTCGAGGGCGGAGTGGGACAGATACCCCTCGACCCTCTTCCTGATTAAATCAAGAGCCCTATAATGCCCATATAAAAATTCTCGACCCGCAGAATCAGACACGGGAGTATTTTTCCAAATACCGAACGCCTCGTACTCCAGCTCGCGGATGATCTCCCCCCACATCGGGTTCTGGACGATCTGCTTTATGTAGGTGAACCTCTCCTCAGACGTTAGGTCCACCGGATTTTCGGGAAGTGGGGCGCACCTTATACAGGCGCTACCGCAAAAAAACGCAGCGATGCGTTGCATGAACTTACTCACCATCAGAAACCTCCCAATCACTATATTTTTGTAGGGCATTATCCTATGTTTCCTCCCACGGACGGTAATGTTGGCCGGTTAGGCTCCGCCGGGTTTGCCGGAATAGAGGGACTTTCCTGGCCAGGAAAAGTGCCCTCGGTATTTTCCCCGCCCTCCGGGGGTGCGCCCGGCTGTGCCCCGGGCGGAGGCAATAGGCCCATCTGCGTAGCGACAGCCACGGCGATTGGCCCTACGTTCGGGTCCTGGGCAAGGCCCATATTCCCCAGGGTAGCTAGCAGAACTGTAACCTGTTCGGTGAACTTCGGGTCGGTTACGAAATCGCCCACATTACGTAGCCCCATAGCCCGAATCAATTCCTTCATCGCATTATAGACGTTGGTCGGAGTTACCACCGGGACGCCTGCGGCCTTGATCTGCTGGTAGAGCGCGAGCAACTGCTGCATATAAACGATGGTCTGCTGTTTGTTGCTGGTGCCCAAGCCCACGTTGACGATGCAGTCGGCTTGCCCCACGATCTGCTCCGGAGAAATTTCCTTCCAGTTGTTCAGGAAACGAACCGCCTGCTTCTTCTTGAGGAACCACAGGTTGATGTCCACGATGTCCCGGACCAGGGGGGCAACGCCCATCTCCGCAATCAACCGCGCCATCATTAGAATCCGCTGACTCGCTTGCGAGACCTGTTCGTTCTGACCGCGCCAAGTTTTATTGAGGACATTAGGGTTGACCCCCTGGAAACTTCTTGGAACCCCCGAGTGGTAATCCTTCTCGACGTTCAACATTTCCCAGAACTGAAAAACTTCTGGGGGGATTGGGGCTTTTTCTTCCGGCATGACTGCCGCGCGTGGGTCTCCCACGGTTCGCACCAAGGCCCCCGGGAAGTTATTTTTTAAATAGTCGTCTACGTTGATCCGCTCGGGGTCTCCAAAGTACCGCCTGTTATTGGCAAAATACACGTTGTCCAAAATCTGCCGGAGCATGGCCGTCCGGATCTGCTGCAATTCCTTGATCAGATCGTAGAAGCTGAACCCGGCCACGCGGTGCGCCATCTTGATCGGGGTGATCCCGTGAAATGGCGGCTTCCGGTACTTGTTCTTGAGCGGCTTGCTCATCACAACATCGGCGCAAAGGGGGACCACCATCGGGGTTCCGTCTTCCGGGTCACGGTAGAAGCATTCGTAGACCCAATATTCATCCGACTTCTCGTCGTAGAAAAACGAGTCCCCTCCGAGGTCTTCGAGCCGGGCCTTCTCCACCTGCCCGTCTTCGGCGGTCTGGCTTGACCTTCCCTTTGCGTCCTTAACTTCCTCGAACTTCTTCTTTCCAAAAAGTTCGATCATCTTCCACTTCGGGTAGGGGGCCTTGTGGTAACAGAATTCAAAGTCCTTCACCTCTCGGACCCGAACGGGAAACCCGAAGCTCTCAGCCGGTATGGCCTCGATCAGCGGGTACTCGGATTCAATCCGGTAATGTACGGAAATATCGTACTCATTGGCCGGAGGAACACCGGGGGCCATCCCGGGCATCGGGGCACCGGTCTCCCCAGGCATTTCCTGAGCCACGGGCCTAACAACCGTATTTGTGATCGTCGCATTTTTCTCCCTCAACTTGACCTGGTATTCGTCTTCGGTAAGGCCCTCGTAATCCTTGTCGAACTCCTCGACCTTTTTAAACCACTGGTACTTCAGCCACCCGGTCTTAAGTTTCAGGCAGTCGTCGAGCCAGTCGTGAAGAACCATGAACCAATTATTCTGCACGCGGAGCTGGTGATTTATCAGAATATCCAGGTTATGAACGGCCTCCGTGTCCTGCGCCGTCTTCGGTTCCAGGGAACAAGCCTCGTCTCCGCTGGCAAAAACTTCGAGGATTGCTGGCTTCGCCCACTCGATAACGTCAAGCAGGTCCGTCGTGGTGGCCTTGGACCTGTTCGCAACCATCTCGACGATGGTGGGGTCCCCCCGATAGAAGGCCATGGCGTCAACCCGGTCGGCGGTCAACTTGTCCATGTCCTCTTTCAGTCGGGCGATGTTCTCGATCAGAAAATCCTTAAGCTCGTCCGGCGTCTTGGTGCTTCTCTCTTTATCCTCAGCCATTATCGCCTCGTTTGATTTTAATCTTCACGGTCACACCACACCAGACTTTTCATATTTTAGAGGCCCGGAGAAAAGACCGGGCGTAGTATATTTTGTTCCGGTCAACGTCCCACGGTAAAGACACTCCATGAAATGATCGTTCTCTTTTTGCGGCTTCCCGTCCTTGTCGTAAATCCAGCGCCTCGCCTCGTAAATATGCCGCTTGCATCGTTCCAGAAAAAACAGCGCTGGCATTCCATTCAGCCCGGATAACTTGGTAGTCAGGTTCCGGACGCCCGAGTCCTTATCCTTGCTCGCAATATGCAGCCGGATTCCGAAAGGTGCCAACTTCTTCTCGATAATCTTGTAGGTGTCCTCGATGTTGATCCGGTTCTGCACGAAAATATTGTCGCCCTTGGCCAGCGGGTCGATGTAAACTTCCTTCATCCTTGGGTAGTTGAATTTTCGTTTTACGATCTCGTCCCCGATCTGTTCCGGGGTCAAGTGCTCCCAGACTTCCTCAACGGCAAACATCCGGTCCCACTTATCCCAGGCATAGAAGCCGATGGCCTGCGGTTTGCTAAGGTGAATGTCCACCACCGCGATAACGGGCCAATCGACGGGAACCTCGAAATCTTTTACGATGTTTTTGTCCTTGTCGAAATTCTTTAAAATAAGTCCGGAAAGCTGTAGCCATCCGCCGTCGATTCGGACGGCCTTCTCTTCCTCGGTCAGCCCGGCGGCGAAGTTCTTGATGTCCTCGTCGCGAAGCAGCGGGTTGGCCCGCATTGGAACATCCAGGATGCAGCCGACGCTGGGGTTCGTGGCAAGAACCACCTCGTCTAGTATCCAGGGCTCGTAAAGGGCCGTCATGGTCATTACGAAGAGCCCCGAGTAGTCGATCAGCCCGCGCTTGTTCGCGGTGTACTTGTCTTTGGGAAGCGGTTCATCGCTCCAAACGATATGCCCTTTCCATCCCTCGTGAATTCTCGTCTCCTGGGAGTGGGTCATAAGCTCGATGGTGGATTTCGTCTCCTTGAAATCCCAATACGTCTCGACTCCGACGTTGTTCTTTCGAGTCTCGTAAGTTCCCGTTGGAAGCCACTCCTTCAGCGCGGGAACGATAACTTCCTTCGCATGATGTTCCCAATCCACGGCAATAATTCTGGCCCGGATGGGGATCTTACCAAAAACAGTGGGGTTGCTATCCCAAGGCTGGATGCCGAGGCACAGAGAACCGACAAGGCAAGCGCCGAAAACCGTTTTGCCAATCCGGTTGCCGCCCTGAACGAGGACCACCTTCTTCCCGGCGTGGATAAAGTCGAGCGCCCGCTGCTGGTGGGGCCAGGGGACCCAGGATTCGATCTTCCTGGACTCGACGTGGGCTCGGATAACCTCTTCGAGGTCTCGTATTTTCTTTTCAAGAAGTAGGCGCTTCTCATCGGTGTTCATCCCAGAAGATTTTCCCCCCAGTAAGACGACAGATTCGCGACATACCGAGTCGCGACACGCAATAGTTAGCCCAGCAGGCTGGTTTTCTTCTTTCCGCCCGGTCTCCAGTCGGAATGCTCGACCGCATTGATGATCCTCTCCTGGGCCTTCGCATTTTTCAACGAGGTGCCCTTGGATTTCGTCCCACCCGGGGTTGAGACTTTGTACAGATTGTCGGCACTTGCGTGTAACTGCCGACGTTTTGTACCTCTCTTGGCCTTCGGGCCGCCGATTTCCTCAATCTTTACGGGCATTATATCCCCGTTCCCTTCAACCACCTGGAATACCTATCCATTTTAGCGCCTTCGCACCTGGAGAATACCCCCGAGGGCTTACCCGTCGTGGCATACTGGACATCCTCGAAGTACTCCATCGGTTTGCCGGGATATTCAGCGCAGAATGCCACCACTGACAGCCTAGCGGATACCGCATGCTTGATAAGTAGAACGATTACCCTTACCCTACTGTCCGGACCTATTACCACTACCATCATGGCCCGGCCATTCGGGAAGGTCTCCTCCCCAACCGTCGCGGCGGACCAGCCCGGGGCGGTGAATTCCGGGGCCATCTCGGGGACCGTGATGGACGTATCCGCAAACTTAAGAACCTTCGTACCCTCCGCCCCGAAGACCTGCATCGCGGATAGAAGAAGGGCAAAAGAGAATATAATCATAAGGGAAGTCAATAGAATTTTCATGCCGAACCCCCTAACCAATCTGATAATCATCCCCACCCGGGGAGTACCTGCTAAGTCCAACTCCGGGGAGGCTGGCCGCCGCCGCCTGGGCCTTAGCGTCTGCCTGGGCCTGTGCCATCTGTTGCCAGTAGATCGGCCCGTAGGTCAACGCCGGGGTGGTGAAGTTACCAGCCGCCATCGGGGCGGCCACCGGGGGCCTCACCGTCGGGGTAGGCGCATTGGAAAACTGCCCTCCCCCACCCAGCATTCCATACCCACCAGGGGAAGATGTCGGCGTGGGGCCGCCACCAACCCCCGTGGAACCAGGAAACCTACCGGCCCCATACCCCCGCCCACCACCGTAAGCAGAAGCCAATGCACTACCAATCTCTCCCTCACCCTTTCCTGGCATCTCTCCTTCTCCTCTTCCTCTTATCCTCATCCCGCTGCAATAAGGTCATAAAATCATCCCGATACGCCCGGATCTCCACCTCGTCTCCGTCTCGCGATAGTACGAACAGGTGAAACAACCCACAATCACAACACCCCAA